GAGCGCAAGACCTATAAAAAAGGGGGGCAAGGCCGGCAAACCATACACCCCCCATACGTCAAAGATAAGCGAAGCTAAGATAATACAACTCTCCTAGGTATGCAAATAAAAAAGGGGCCGAAGCCCCCTCCAAAACCTAAAAACCTATGCGGCTAAGATAAACAAAATTTCTAAACCACAAAAAAGGGGGCCGAAGCCCCCTAGAAGGTAAGTCACACCAATTAAGCAGCAGCTTCAATAACGGTAGTGACGTTAGCAAACGTATCGGTGAAGCAAGCATCCGAATGGAACTTAGCAAAGGCTTCACGCATCTCACCACGAACCGTAGTTTGGTTGTAAGTTACGTTGTCACCATCTTGCTCGAAGAACCTTACGGAGATACCCTCACGCTGGAACAACTGCCCTACGTTCTGTGAATCCATTACGAAGAATGAACCAGCCGTTACCGCTGAAGACTCCTGAATTGGGAGGCCATAGATAGTAGGTACGTTGTCTACGAAGATGACGGGGGCGGTATACTGACCATTAGTGTCACGAGCGTAAGCCAACTGAACTACATCTTGTGGGTTCATAAGGATCGCATCGGGAGCGTAGTCGCTAGCCTTCAGGATTCCGATACCAGCAAGGATACAATCGAACTTAGTCGAAAGACCGTTAGCGATAGCATTCTCGAAAGCACTACCAACCAAATCGGCATCACTCTTAGCACCGTTGCTCAAACCATAGAGGTTAGGAGCCGTTCCGTTACCAGTCAAAAGCTGAGTGTCCTCAACGTTGTAGATTTGGCGTGGGAGTTCGTAAGCCAGGTAGCTTGTGATTCCTTGGAAGTCGGAAAGCATTTGGTTAGAAAGACGCATATAACCAGCGATGGTCTGAGCGTTGTAAGTAACCAAAGCGAAATCCTTATCCACTTGAGGCTTAACCGCACCCTCTGCAACGGTAGTAGGCGCACCTTCGCCACCGCTAACATCGGGGAACTGAACTGCGTCACCGCTCATAGAACCTTGACGGAGTGCATTCCGTACACGGAACTTGCGCTCAACTTCAGGAAGGATAGGCAGATAAGCGTTGTCAACAATCTGAGTCGTAGTGGCATCAGTAGGCATATCACCAACGGCCTTAACCTTCAGGTTCTCAATGTTGAAACGGCTAGACTCACCCTTTACGAAAGAACGGAACCCGTCAGAGTCCATAGCGTTCATAAGGGCTTCCTGAGTAGTCTTAGCGACTGCCTCTTTGTCCTCCATTCCGTTGCTCTTGAGTTCCGCAACACGGCCCTCCAGGTTAGCAATTGAAGAATTTGACTTCTCCAGCAACTCGTTGAAAGCGTTCAGCTTTTCCTGAGTGTATTCTTTTGACGCTTCCACGCCAGCGTTGATAGCCCCATCCAAGTCTTTTTTGATGGACTCCAACTGAGTTTTGATTTCTTCCACTTTTCTCGTTTTAGGAAGGTTAAACATTAATTGACTTCCACAATTCTAAGACGTTCAACGGCTCGTTATTCGGAGTGTCCTTAGACGGCTCTTTAGTCACGAGTGTATTAATCAACGCTTTTAATTGCGACAATTCGTTTTCAATGGTAACAAATGTAGTATCAGTAACATTAGCCCCTTTAATAAAGGACTCTAACACCTCCATTCTGCCTTCAATCTCTTCCAGGCTTTTCATTCCAACAAAAGGGGTGTTCTCATTAGCACCAAAGACCACGCTAGAACCTTCCCTTAGTTTGGTTTCGGTGATTTCGTAGCCCTTTAGTTTGCCTTCTTCTCTTCTCTCGGTGAACACGAGCGGAACGAAACCAACTGAATGCTCTTTAATGATGCCCTCTTGGTACATCGTAAGCACATCTTGAGCGAAAGGCCGCTTAGACATCTTAGACTCAAAATAAAGGCCGAAATCATCTTCTTTCAGTTCCGTGATCTTCCCAATAGGATTTAAAGGGTCGTGCATATACAGATGACCGATACGCCCTTTACCCATTGGCCCGTTTTCCTTAATACTCTTAGCGTAAGAGCCTCTTCGCATTATGTCCCCGTGAGAATCAATGTTATCGAAAGCTGAGAAGTAGCCAGCTACCGTCCCCTTCTCGGTGTCCACGTCCTTTAACTCTAGGCTCGTGTTCTTGGTGGTGTATACTTTATCCATACTCTTGTTTTCTTGAACAATCTTTTTTGACCAGTAGTAGGCTGGTTTGCCTCCCCAAGCGTCATACATCAAATTTCCGCACTTCTCATAGCTTCCCCCATCATAGTACTCAGAAGCCCTAGCTAGGTAGCTATAAACCCTCTTAACGACATCTAGGGAAAGTTCACGGCCCTTAGCCAGGTCGTTTGCTCTTTGCTTCCCTACGTCCGTTCCACAAGTACCCCAACCATTTTCAGCCACATAATCCAAAACCCCTTGGGCCTTGTCAATGATTTCCTGAGTTGGTTTAAACATAGGGTCTAAGATAATTCCGTGGGTTCTTGCCCCTTTGGGTAAAAGCCGTAAGTCTTGGCGAATTGCTCCCTTGACCTTAACGCCCATCTTTCACCGTCATAAATAAACGGGTCTTTCTTATTTTCCACTAAAACAAGTGGTTTCCCTAATTTAATCGACTTCTCTAATAACTCAAAGTCAAACCTATGGGGGCCAGTTAATTCGTAAGCCCTTTCACCATACTTCTTTATATAGTCTTCTATTGGGTCAGATTCCATTTTCTTCTAGTATTTCGTCAACCATCTTAACCATATCGTCAAAAAGCGACTTGTCTAACTGCTCAAAAATCGGGTTTCCTAAAAATCTGTTCTCCATAGAGTGAGCAAAAAACTCTGCTTGTCTGTTTATGTCCTTCATCATATACGCTCTACTATGACCGTAGCCCATCCCATCACCGCTTAAAGCTTGCAGCGTGTCCGCATAGCTTCCAAAAGCCTCAACTATATCCTCCTTATTCATCCCATTCAAAGACCCTTTCTTTAGGCCCATTCTTTCTTCAAAGAATTCACCAACCTTACTATCGGGGGTGTTCCTCAATAGTTGCTCCCTTCTCCAGTAAACTCTAGTTTCCTTAAATTTATCTTCAACCTCGTCAAAATATTTTTTTCTTTTAATAAAAGCATCCCTTTCGGCCCTAGACAATCCACTTTTATAACCCTTGGACTCAAGTCTTGAGAATAATTTCAGGAAATTGCTATTTGGGTCAGTATCATTAAAACTCCTATGTCTAATAATGTTCTGCCTTTCGTGAATAGCGTGCCCGTACTCGTGGTAAATTATTCTAGCACTCCCCCTATTTGCCGCCCTTATTCTGTCGGGGTCAGCTATATTAATGGTATTTTCAATGGGGCTATAATACGAACCCTTTTTTGAATCGTGAGTTATTTTATTTATCCCAAAAAGATTACCCTTTCTATTACTCTTCTTTGGTGCTATTGATAGAAGTTTCTTAAACCTCTCATCAATGTCAGGAATATTTATTCTCTTTGATTTATACCATTTAAACAACTTAGCCAGTGAATTATTAACCTCTTCTGACACACCGAAGCCCGTGGGCTTAACATCTTCGGGAATTATAGGGGTCGGGATGTTCGCTTGTGGTGGTGGGGGTGCTGGTGTTTCCTCTTCGATTCTTCGCCAACCTAACGCACAACGGCAGTTTATTACTTGACTTGCTCCCCCTCTTCGGTCACCTGGAAACTGCATTTTAGAGCCACCAACCTCAAAGTCTTCTTCCGCTCCTATGGTTTCGCTCCGTTTCATCTCGTTGTGAGAGTTACGGGTTCTAGCATCCTTCTTAGCGATCCAATATTTGCCCATTGTAACCCCGTACTTCTGAAATAACTCTTGTGAGCCTAGATACTCACCGTAAGAAGCGGCACTAAGGGTTTCAGTTCGGGCTATTCGTTCAGCTTGGAAGCGTGAAGTTCTCTTCAGGTTCCTTAGAAACTTGTCGTTCTTGAGTGCATCGGTTACCGCCCTTATCCCTTTTCCGTCTTGTATAGCATCGTAGACAACCGAATTAAGTAGCCTTTGTGCCCCAATCTCAGAAGTTAGGCTTATGGTCTTTATTTGGTTTAGGTTGCTACGAAAGTATTTCCCTATGGCCTCGGTCTTCCATTGCACCTTGGGGATACCTTCGCTTAGATCACTCTTAAACTTACCTTGTGCGAAGTCCTTAACGAACTGGTCAGAGAACAAATAGCCAGCATCAAAGTAAAGGTCTTCAACTAGCTTCTCTACGTCAGTAGAAGGGTAGTTTACGGGGTAGATGACGTTTTCCAGGTTACTTAGGTCGGCCCCCTTTATATACTTTAGGTTGGCCTTGTAGATTTCTTCCGTGAGTTCACGAGCGTAACGCCTAGAAATCTTGTCCCTACGTCTGTTAACGTCTAAATATCGCTTGTCGGCTAGGCTCATTCTTCACCTTCAAAGCCGCTTAAATCGATTGGCGTAAGGCTAGAAGGTACATAGACTTGGTTCATATCTGCATCATCAATAGCGGCAAGCCCCATCATCTCCCTTTTCTCGTTCGGGGTCATCCAGTAAGCACCACTTAAAGC